TTCGTGTATCACTATTGCCATTAAATGCTTCGTATGCGTCCAATACTGTACCGGTAGCTTTTAAAGCGTTAATTACAAAAGTATTCCATTCCATACCAAATAAAGCTAAAGCATCATCCGGAAGAACTGCGCCAGCTCCTGCGGTTGCTTCTACTGCCGTATAAGTTAAACCAACGTCATCGCCTGCAAATTCGATTTTTATATCTGCGCTGGATTCTCCGGCCCATTTAGCCGTAACCGGTAAATCAGGAGTAACTGAAACCGTTCCTGCTCCCATTGGGCAGTTAATATTTGCGTTAATTGCATCTTTGATTTTACCAAGAATAGCTGTATCATCATCGGAAGGTAAAACCGTGAACCCGATATACTGACCACCAATAATTATATACTGCGTTGCCGCTTTTGATGCGGTACCAGTTACAGCAATTGTGTTTTCTTGGGCTGCCGCAGCACCAGCTTCCGGTACTGAATAAGCAATTGTTCGAACTCCACCAACGTCAATATTACCACGTACACGTAAAGCAGCTAAATGTAATGGACTTCCATAACCAAATTCCTGCCCAACCTCGTCAGCTGAAGTAAATTCTAATTTTGTTTTTAAAGCGGTTTGGTTAGCTGTATTTGCTTCACCAACTATCGCTATACTTTGAGGAAGAAACCCACCGGAAACACCCTCTGTACCCTTATCCAAAGCATAACCAATGACGGTGCTTATTCTGGTAGGGTCTACTGCATTCGAAATAGCCATATTTTTAAATATTATTTGTTAATCTTAAAGTTTTTTCATTATCAACTAATAAATCATAATTAGTTGTTTGAATCACAATACCATCTGGTGATGGGTTATTTTCTACTACATTCGCTCTATACCAAACACCGCCGGTTACAGTTCCTTGTGAATCCTTATTCATTGCGATTGATTCCATATCAATACCTGCGGTTGTGATATTTGTATCTGAAATAACACCTGGTTCAAAACCTAATGTTAAGTATTCTTGATATTTTAAAATGGACCTAACTACTGCAATTATTTTTCGCACGTTATCTTGGCCTATTGCTTTTATATCAATAAAATAATCATTCAGATTTTCGCTATGAGCACGGCCGTCAAGCCTATTATCAAACTTCGCCCAATTTACTGAAACAAAAGGTAAATCACCCTCGTTTACTGAACTCGTTGTATCGTAACTTATTTCAGATGGTAAAAATGTATTTCCCAGATTAATCTGTTCGGTAAATTCAATCAATAAAATAGCAGCTATTTCCTTCATTACTAAAGAAAAAACACCTTCATCGATTTTATAATTAATTTTACTCATCTTTTAAAACAATATTAACGATTCCTAAAGTTCTATTAGGCAAAGAATCACCAAGTTTATATGTTAATTCTTTTTCAGAATCAGTAAATTTTACTTTCCAACCTTTAAAAGAAATATAGGTATCTGAAAAGCTAAACGATGCAAGCGGCACGGTGATACTCGAAAAAGGTGAAAGCTTGTCATGTGCTTCTTCCATATATTCAATCCGGTCTGTTCTCCTGATTGCCAAACCATTAACAATAATCTCACTCGTATCAGGATGAATGAAAGTGATTGAAGTTTCAAAACCACCTGTAGTAAGTATCATTGCCGCGTCAGTCCTTGCATCGTCTAATATACTTCCCATTTATTTAATGTATCCTAATTTTTCCCATTCTGGAATTTGCTTACTATATTCCTTCAAAGTAATTTCTTCACCTGAACGGAACATTTTACCCAAAGCATAAAAACCAATTACCTGAACTTTGTATTTAGCTTTTAACTTTTGTTCAGCCGGTTTTACTTCTTCTTCGATTGAATCAAAAAAAGATTTAATTATTTCATCTTTATCTTTAGAATCTAATTTTTCGATTCCTTCAATAAAGACAGGCTTTGTTTCTGATTCTTCAATTTCTAAACCTAACTTTTTTGAAAGCTCAACAAGTTCAGGTTTTTTCAATTTATCAATTTCCATAATTCAAAAATTAAGGTGCTAATACTAAAGCTGAATAAACTCTATCCACTGAAATTAATTGAGCTAATGGTGCCGATTTAATCCCTGCAAAATAGCTTTCTTTATCTTCCGTAACGTAATCAAACATAGAGAAACCTGTCATATTTCTTCGAAGGTTACTAAATACCCTACGTGCTTGTGGAGTACTTGCGTTAACCCATGATGGAAGCATTGGAACTTGACAGAATGAAATCTCTGCTTGGAATGACTGAGGAATTAAATGAACAATCTTTGGGTTTAAATAACGTGTAGAAACGTTGCTGGCGTTGTCATATACTTCGTCATAAGTCCAAATTCTAAACTGATAACCTTTAGCCCTTAATGTACCGTTATAAATACCGCCTGCACCGTTCATTCTTGAACCTTCCATTGCAATAGTTGATTCATAGTACATGTTATCGCCGTTCATAATAGTTTCGTTGGCTCTAAACTCTGCCCACGCTTCAGCTCCCATAACGCAATCAACAACCTGTCCACCGGCCACTTTACCTACTGAACGCAGTTTGTTGCCTTTGTCCTCGAAGAATTTAATTAAATCAACGCTTGAATCATCCCATAAATCCGTTCCGGTTAATTGCTCAATCATTTCAGCTTTACGCTTATAATCGATATTATCACCGTTTTTCAATTCCACGACACCGGTTTCTAATAATTGAGCCATTTGCAATTCAATTGCACGGTCAATCATAGATTTTACTTCTGACATTTCACGTGCTGTTGACAAGGCCAAAGCATCAATCTGTGCCGTATTGTAAGAATCACCACTTTCGAAAGGTATATCGTAAATATCCAATGAAGTAACATTTATTTTTTCCTTATAATAAGGTGGTAAAAACTCTTTTTGAGTAAAACGTGTAGCTTGGTTTAAGTTTCCTTCTGAACCTCGGATTACATCCACTGCTACTTTCTCTGTACCTCTACGGGCTAAACTTTGAACTGTTTTAGTCGTGTAGGCTTGCTCTTTTGCGAAATTACGTAAAAACGTAGGTGCTTCGATAAAATCCTGAAACACGTTCGCTAAAACGGTTGTAAAAACCTTTCTTGCTTGTACTGTTGGTATATTTGCCATAATTACTTGTTGTCGAAATTAGTTAATTCATTTAATGATTCCAGTTGAATACCCTCGGTACTTGCTGGGATTAAATCACGTAACTGACGGCCATCAATCGCCGTGTCTAAAGTATCAGAACCATCTAACACAATCATACTCTCATCCACTTTCCCTGTAACCGCAATGGCTACGTCTAGGTTTGAACCATCCGCAATAACTACGTCATCTAATGCTAAACCTAAAGGAAATTGTGAACCGTCACTGGAAGCAGATTTTAAAATTGCACCTTTACCAGTTGCCGATACTCTACCCATCAACACACCTGGGGCTAAAGTAACATCTGCGCCACTTGCTACTACGTTTACAGTAATAGTTTTGAAACTTGTTAAGAATAACTTACTATAATCATAATCAGTTATTGCTTGGTTTCTTGTACTTAATTCGTTCGATGCTGTTCCCATTATTTATCCTCCTCTAAATTTAAGTGATTAGCTAAAACAGCTTCCAGATTTTCATCTTCTGTTTTGCTTGTTACTTTGGCAGTTTTTTTGTCTGGTGACAAATCTGCCTGACTTGCATCTTCAATGCCTTTCTGAGCTTCCAAACCTTGTGCCGCTCTAAGAAATGTCAATTCTTCTGCCTTTGTCATCGATACACCGCTTTCGATACCCTTCGAAACAGCTTCTGGATTAACGTCATTAAAAACCATCCAGGTCGCTGTGCGGTCTTTTTCTGCCTTAACGCCACTTTCATGACCAGCATTTAACACCTCATTGTATAACTCTGGGTGCTCCGCTTTCAACTTGTTTAAATCCATTTGATTTATTTTTAAATTATTACTAGATTTATTTATATTACTCAATTCTTTAACTTTATCCACGGCCATTTGAAACGTTCCTATTTCATCAATCAAAGTGCCAACAACCTGGGCCGCATTATAAATTGCTCCGGTTTTTTGTTCTTCCGTTATATTTGGCCTGTTAGTTTCCATATCTTTAATAAACTCAGCCGCATGTGGGTCTAATATCGACTTTCTTATTACTTCGAAATTGAAGTTATTAACCGCTTCTTCAAAATCTTTATTTTTATTCACCGACTGTGTGGCGTAAATTCTTAAATGTCTTTTTCCGGTAGCATCTTCTGTATTTGCTTTGTATCCATCGAACTGAATCATAGTTCCGATAGAACCAATCATTGCATCTTTTGAATTGGCAATAATCCAATCAGAATCACTTGCAATATACATAGCAGCACTGGCCATCATATCTTCTGCGAAAGTTACTAAAGGCTTCGTTCTACTTGCAACGCTTGAAACTTCACGTATGTATTTAATAGCATTAGCTGAACCGCCACCGCTTTCAACAAAAAAGATATGACCAATTACATTTTCATTGGCTTCCATTTTCTTCATTTGTTGCGCTATTTGAACGGTACCATAATGAGAATAACCACCGTTTTTAGTAATAACTGAATCGAAGTTATAAACAGCAATAGAATTTTCTGGTATATCTTCCATTCTAGCTAATTGTGGCGCATCAAAAGCTTTGGCCGCATCTACGATACCAAATGAATTAGCTTTGGCCGCATTTGGGTCTAATTGAAGCCCGTTTCTAAAATCTTCTAACAATCTTGTATATGATTGCAACGTTAACGGGTCTACGTGCCACGCACTTGAATATATTTCTTTAGCTAGTTTGAAATCCATTTTGTTCTGTTTTTTCGGTTTCTTCCAATGGCTCTGCAATCATTGAACGTTCTTTTGTTACTTGTTGCTGAACTTCTTTGTAATCTCTTTGTGATATTGTTTCGGTTGCCGTTTCGTAATCCATTAAAGGTGTTTTTTCATCTCCTAATGCTTTCCTAACGGCATTAACTTCTTTTAATGGGTCAATACTTGGAACTGATACCCCAATAAACGAAGCTTTGTTTATTGCTTCAATTGAAATAAAATCTTTATCCCTATACGATTTAATTAAAGGCAATGCGGCGATATTTCCTAACGTTACTTCATTGTATAACCACAACCTGTAAAATGGCTCGTAAAATTGACTTGAAAAATCAAACGTTTCTACTTTTAAAATATGTTCCCAGTCTTTAATAGCCGCACGACTTGCTGAATAATTCGAATTGTAAACGCTTAATGCAACTTCGTAAGGAATTCCGGCACTCGCAAATACTAATTTTAAATTACTTTCTAAGAAGTCCGGCATTAAGCTCTCGGCATCGGCCTTAACGTGCTTTAATGTTGCTCCAATAGTATTATTCATTACTGCGGCCTTTGTCATTCTTGACATATTTTTTTGAAATACTTTAGCCGTTGGTAAATCTTCTATTGGATTTGGTTTGTTTGTTTTTCCAGACAATCCCTGACCAGCTCCGGTTTTAAATATATCTTCGCCAGTACTTGAATTATCGTGCTCGTTTACTAAAATTAATTCGCTTGATATTTCGGCATTTTTCACCGTTGCATCTACGTATCGTTCAATATTTTTAATCTTTTCGAAATCTTCAATTAACATCGGAAGTCCACGTGTTTCGTTTAATCGAAACTTACTACCGTAAACTAAAAAAGCCAATCGTAAACCAGTAGGCTTATGATAAGCCGGTACACGTGTAAATTTTAAATCTTCATTTAATACGTGATAAGCTACATGCTTTCCGGTTTCGTCATATTCTACACCGTCTAATATCATTGCATCTTTTCCGTAATTTAAAGGTGTTTGTATATTGGCTCCATCGATTAATTGAATATTTACGTTTTTGTTTTTTACTCTAAGAATTACCAATACATCACCGGATACTTTAGAATTATAATATGCCTCTAAAGCCTTGCGGTGAAAATTAGCCATCGATGAATAATCACAATTAGTTGATTGTTGATACAGTCTAAACCTATATTCTACGTTTTCAATAAATTGTTCCTGATTTATACCTGAAATGTATTTTAATTCCGGCGTAGAATTAAACCTTAATCCTTTACCTATCACCCATTTTGAAAACTTGTTCATTACAAGCTTTGCAACGTCATTTGTTAATTGTAATTCCCACGCTCGTTCCCTTGCTCCAATATATTCAGGAATAGCTATTTTCGGACTTCCCAGTTCACCTTCCGTTTTTTCACCATCGAAGGACATTATACCATCGTGCGTATACATTGCAGAATTTAAAGCCTCTATCTGTTCGCTTTGGCTTTTTACTTGCTCTGTAAGCTCGTTTATTTTTTTATTGCTTCCGAATCCTAACATGTATGATTGATAAATGATGTGCGACCTTCTAAGCTTGCAATTATCCGGTTTATTTCTTGCGTATAAGATAACCGCATTTGTGCGATTTCCTTCAGTGAACTATAATTCCGGCTTATTGTTACTTGCCTATCATCTAAAGTATAGGACTTAATACCGCCTTTTGCAATAATATCAGGTGCTAAAGTATCCAAAGCATCCACAATAGCTCTTAATTGAACCAATTTTGCAGCTGGGTCTTCATATAGGTTAATAAATTGCGTTTCTGTATATGTTGCCATTCAATCTATTTTTACCCAAATTTCAACTTTTATACTTTACACTAATAAATCGAATAGTATTTAATTTGTATTTATGTAAGGTTTTAAAGATTTTATTAGTAAATTTGTTTTGTAACAAAAAACTAATTTAGTATGAATACTTCACAAAAGGTTTATTATTTAACTCGTTTTTGTAGCAAACAAAAGCTTAGAAGGTTTTTAGATATGGACATTCGAACCTTGGATAAATACCTATTAAACAACCAATGGACCAACTTACAAGCACGTGCCATTGATAGTTGGTATTCACAAGTAAAAAGCTATGAAGAAAAGTTCAAAGATAGAATTCAGAAAATCGAACTTTACAAAGAAGAATATTTAACAGAAAACGGTTTGGACAGGTTTCGTGTAATCGTTGGATGTAGTGTTTACTATAAATCTGAATAATTATGAAAAAGTTTTTTAAGAAGTTCAAAGAGTTAAAACCGGTTAAATGGTTAGTATTTCAGTTTAATTCAATCTGGAACCACTTTCACTGGAAGAAAGTAATTAAAGAAGCTAACGAGCTTCATCAAAAAACCGGCAAAAGATATTATGTAATTCCTACCGTTAATAAATGTATTGTTGTGAATAACGATTGGCTAAAACTTTACAACAAAAGCCAAAAGAAAAACAAACAGCCAACGCTAACCCACAAACAACTTACTGAAATGGCTTATTACGATACCGGCCGTGGAAATTTAAGAAGAATAGTTTAATTATTAAGCCCTATTAATTTAGGGTTTTTTTTATACCTTATGGCCCATAATTGTATAGTACATATAAACCGCTAAATTTTCATAACCAATATTAACAACCGTATTTGCTAAATTATTATAAGTACTTTGAACCTCACTTCGTTTACAAACTAAATCCTGAATCATACGTTTTAAACCTTCGTTGTATATTCTGCAATCCCAAAAGTGATTCATTTTGCCGTGCTTCCGTTCCCATAGAAAGTACTCAATATTATTGGCATTCTTTTTTAATTTCTTCTGCTCTCCTTCATAATGGCTAAAGTAATTTTTATAAGTGTATTTTCCATCGTTTGGAATTGGAAAATTCATAAAGTTAGCCGGCTGTAAATCTCCATCTATATCCAGATTCATATATTTTGAAACGTCATCTTTGATTGAATTAACGTTCATTAAATACAGATTATCTTGCTTTTTTGATTTCTTGTAAACTTGTTTATCTTCTTCGGTCATTCTAAAGGCATCTGGCTTATCTCCTTTTACTCCGATAACGCTCAGGCCAGCTTGTTGCGATTGTGCGATAAAATCCACCGCATATTCAGTCCAGTGACCTACATCGACACCGGTAAGTAATATATTTAAACCGCCATAATCTCTTTTTAATATTTTAGCGAATTCATCCCATACGGAATGTTCTGCGTGTAATCGATACGAGTATTTAACCCTATCTTTTTTTTCTTTAATCTTTAGAAACTTATTACTAAAAGTTCCAATACTTCCGGCATCGATTGAATAGCTGGCACCTTTTTCGGTCCACG